CCAACTCAGATTCTGCGTCCAATCCGTGGATTGCCTTCAGATCCTGAGCGAGTTCCATCGTGTACTCAGCCTTCAGTTGACGTGTCTTGGCGGTTACAGTTGCCTTTTCGATCGTGAAACCGAGTTCAGCAGGAGTACCAGCTTCACCAGCTGCCGTACCAAGACCTGTACCAGTTGTGTAACTACCGAGTGGAGAATCGAGAGTGTTAGCATAGGGATCTGTTCCAGCATGTGATCCAGTTCCGGCGAAGTCTGTATCGGCTTCGTTGAAGAGAGCTTCCGTGTCAGCAGTTGTTACGTTACCAGCGCCGGGAGAGTCAACATCGTTGTAGCGAGCCTTCATTGCGAAGATCAGGCCAGTAGGACCAGACATCGGTTGAACACCAGCAACGTCGTATGCGATCAGATTCGGCATAGCGCGACGAACCAAGGAGATCAATACGGGATCGTATGTTGTGATCGAACCTGTGGTCGTGTTATTTTCGTTAAGCATTCCGTTGGAACCACGTTCTTCGTTAAGAGCACGCTCGGTGTTCTCAAGAAGTTTAGCGGTTACGGCTTTGCGGTAGTTGTCCTTGAACTCGGGAGCATCAGCATGATCGAGAACAGGAGCCCATTTTTTGAGGTCGTTTTCTGCGTTAAACATTTTTATGTTTCCTTTATATTTGTAAGTAAATTAATTACTTGTTGTGGCTGTTTTGTTGAATACGGCTTAGGGAAGACAAATACTTCTGCATTGTCGGAGACAATTCTGCATTAGGATTACCTTCTCCTTCGACGATAATTTCTGTTTCGTCAGAAGAAACTTCTTCTTCCAACTCTAGGGTGGGCTCTTCCTCGTTAAAGAAAGATTCCTTGATTACCGAAACCTTAGTTTCGAAGTTAGAAGCATCGACGAATTCGATGCCTTCGAGTAGTTTGACAAACTTCGAAGATTGTGTAGAAGTAAGATCGGAAGTTGCTTCGCTAATGATCTTTTCACGTTGAAGTTCTTCGATCTGAGAAGCGAAAGAATCGCGCTCTTCACATACGGTAAGGAGTTCACTCTTAATTGCTTCAACATCTTCGCTGAGACTGTCAACCAAGTCAACCTTGCTTTCAGGTACTTCGATGTAGCTCTCAACGAATAGATCCTTGAGGTTCTTCATGAAGTTTTCGGCGATGTCTGTACGCAACTTGTTGTCAACGTACTCTTGGTTTTCACTCATCCAATCTTCAACTACGTATGTGAGGTAGTTGTCGATCTTTTCGATCAAAGACTCGCGAATGTATACGATCTCTTCTTGCAAAGATTCTTCGTATGTATTCTCAAGTTCTTCCTTGATCGTAGCGACTTTGTTTGCAACGGCAGCTTCGAAGAGAGTAGATGCCTTGGCCTTGAAGTCTTCGGTAAGATTAGAATCTGCATCGGCAAGAACCTTTAGGTCTGCGGCAAATGCTTCTTCCATTTCTTCTTCGTCTTCATCACCATGCATCGAATCCTTAATGGCATCATAGGCAGCCATCAATTCATCCTTCTTCATTTCCTTCATTTCCTTGTACATGGCGTTGATCATCTCTGCCTTTGTTTGAGGCGGAGCTGACTTTTTGATCGCAGCTGCATTACCACCAGCGATTTTTTCACCATCCATATCTTCTTCTTCCATCTCTTCCTCTTCATCATCTCCATGCATCGCTTCGTATGCCTTAACGAGATCATGTTTCTTCATGGATTTGATAGTAGAGAAAGCATCGGCAAGGATACCAGCTTTTGTTTGAACACCTTCTTCAAGTGTTTCTTCGTCTACTTCAACGGATTCTTCCATTTCTTCTTCGTCAGACTCTTCGTCTTCGTCAGACTCTTCGTCTTCTTCTTCGTCTTCTTCTTCTTCGTCTTCGGCTTCGTTTTTCTTCTTAGCCTCGCCGAGAAGAACATCGAGTACCGAATCAGAAAGTGATTCCTGAGTTTCTTCAGCAACTTCTTCAGGTGTATCCTGTTCAAGCTCCTGATTCTCTACAAGATCCTCTTCCTGTACGTCTTCGACAACGATTTCTTCTTCGTTCTGTATTTCTTCAGACATTGGGTTTATACCTTATTTTGAATTTAGAGTTTGGAGAGGAAATCTCTGAAGATTCGTTCCTGTGCCTCAGCGATCTGAGAGGAATTCACCTTCTTTATTTCAGTCTCATATTCTTCAATTTGTTGAGGTTTTAGAATACCATTCTCCAAGATCCAATCAACTCCTTCCATGATGCCATTTACAAAGGCTTCGGGGGCGGAGGGGTCTTGAACAATGTCAACCGTCGAAAGAATATAATCATCCTTTACGAACGTTTTGTTTTCTCTTGATTCAACAGTTCCCATACCACGACTTGAGACACCTAACTTGCAACCTCCTTCAACGAGGCCTTTCACGATCTTACCCATTGGTGTATCCAAGATAAGTGCCTTTCCAACAACGTTATTACCATCCCATTTAAGTTCAGTAATACGATGTGAAACTTTATCCAAGTTAATCGCTGGTCCTTCGGGGTGATTTAACTCACCCACGGCCCGATCAGTCTTAACTTGTTCCTTTACATATTTATCGGTTGCTGATTCCAGAACCGACTTCGGATAAATTCTCTTATTGCGGTTTTCTTTTTCCGCTTGCATAAAGACGCCTTCGATGAAGACATCCTTGCCACCTTTTTCATTGGCTTCGGTGATGTACTCAAGTTGTACATCCTGTGTTTCTGTTATTAATTTCATCTTAGTTCGCGTAACCTATTGCGGTACAAGTAAGTGTTGCGGCCGAAGTAAGAATCTTTTCGGCGTTCTTCTTCTTAACAGTAATTTGACCAGACGGCGGAACATCGAATGTTGCGATTGTTGTGCCTCCACTCGTTTGGAGAGTGACTTGACCAGCTGTAGCTACAGTATTACAGATATAAACATGTGATGCCTCAGATATATTTGAGGCTGTGGAGTTTGGCGTTTCTTTCGCCGCTAATGGTGTGATTGTCATTTTTCTACCTTCTTTTTAAGAATATCTGCCATGTCGTCCAGTTGTGCAACCGAAACGGCTACTTGATTTGTCCACCACGAAGGTAGATCATCTTCGGGATTCATTCCCTTTAAAATTACTTCCATATTCTGAAGAGCCTCACGAGCAACAGCAACACCACCAAGAGCTGAAGCAACGTCGGTGTGTCCATCTTCCTTTTGAAGAACCTTTTTAGATTCATGAATAAGATTATTCCAGTATTCTGTCATTACATTCGTGAGAGTTCTACTTGTTGTCCTAGTTGATAGAGATGAAAGTCAATCGTATCTTTTTGATGAGGATTCTTTTTCTTAGGATTACTTTCTCCATCAGAGTACGCTTTATTTGCAATCAAAGACTTTGTGAGTTTTGAATTATCATAGATCTTTCCAAGAAGATCATCAACTTCGGATTGCTTGATCTTATCACTTCCACCTTTTACAAACTTGTCTGCGGATACTGCTTCATCGATCTGAACATCTTCTTCCATTACCGGAGCAGGATCTCCATCATTGAAAATTTGCGAAGTCAATCCAACACGACGAACATCCATCGCGGTATCAAGTTTTTGTTGAATTGCATCTTTGAACGCATTCAACGCTTCATCTTTATCATTCTTTACAAGTGCGTTAAATATTCTTTCTGACATAATTACTATTTATAAATTTTTAGATTTCTATATCGTCTTCGCCTTCAATATCACCAGATTCCTTTTCTTTCTCAATCTGATCATCAATAGTCTCAATGTCTTCCTCGGATTGGTGTAGAATATTACGTCGAACCCATTCACGAGAATAGTATTGACCAATCTGTTCTTCAACCAATTGCAGCATCTCAAGTCTTTCGCGAAGAATCTCAAACTCTTTCAGTTCCGCAAAGTAATTGTCTTCGATAAAGTCAATATTAATCGACTCTTCAATAAGAGGCCAATCCTTTGGTTCAATAACACCTTTGAGAATCAGTTGAACTTTGAGTGCTTCAATGAAGATTTGAGAGAACTTCTTTCGAAGTTTATCAATGAACTTTTGAAACTTGACTTCATCTCGTGAAACTTCGGTCGCTCGACCAAGAGAGAATCCAGTATCTGTCTCAAGACGAGAGAGTGGAACATTCAGAGCTTTGTAAAGTTTTCTCTGAAAGAAGACCACATCTTCGATTTGTCCAAGATTCTCTCCACCACCCAATGTAGTGATTTCAGTTCCTCTTCCACCTTCTCTTCGAGGAAGATAAAAGTCTTCGAGCATAGACATGTGTTTACGATCATCGGTGATTTCACCCGTACTTGCATTGTAAACTAGTTTATTGCGATAACGAGAAACAACGCTTTGAACATACTCTTCGGCTTTACCCTTTGGTAAGTTACCTACGTCAATGTAGAAGATACGTCTTTCGGGAGCTCGAGAAACACGATAGACAACCAAAGAATCTTCCATGAATCGCAACTGATTGATCAACTTAATTGCCTTATGGAGATAACCAATTGACTTGATACGAGAAGGATCAAAGAGACCAGAGTTGACTGCAATGATCGATTCTTTCTCTAACTTGATTCCTTGACCAGCCTTAATTTCCGTATTCGTTAGAATACCGTCAGCGTAAAGATAATATTCCGCAACTATTTTTTCATACTCAACTTGAGTCTTGGGATCTTGCACCCTTTTGACTTCTTTAACCTTACTGATCTTTGTGGGATCGATGTAGCGAAGTTCTACGATTCCTCGTTTTGGATTCTCTTTATCAACGATGATCTGAAAATAGACTCGACCATCAATATACCAGTTACGAAAAAGATCGTGACCATTATGATTGAATCGATAAAGTGTAAGAATCTTATTAAACTCATCGACAATCTGCTTCTTAATATTTTCTGGTTGATCTAGATCATCAAGTGAAATATCTACCGGAGAGGATTTATCAGCTGATGCAATCGCGCCATCAACGATATCTGTAATCGCTGTATCCGCTTCGGGTTGTGTAGCAACTTCACGATACTTTAAAATAAGATCGTGATCAGAGATCGTTGCCGAATCTCCAAGATCAATATACTGACCATAAAGACCACCAGAAAAAACCGTTGTTGCCGCAGAACCATCATCACTCGGTTTTGGAATCGGTGAAATGATTTCTTTCTTTACTTTCGGTGTAATCTTCTTACTTATCTCGTAGCCAAATATTTCCATAAATGTATTTATTCGCCCCGCAAGAATAGACTCACGGGGCGAATAGTTTTGAATTTCTTATTGATTAAGAAGTAGTGGTCCAATTACCACCAATTGATTCCCAATATTGATACGCAAGTTCAACAGTGAACTCTTCAATCGCATCATTCGTATCGTAACTGAGATCAATCGCCGCAACATTTACAGGAAATGCTCCGCGAATCTGATATCGTTTCGTTACTCTTTCGGACTTATCAAGTTGCTCGATCAGCATGTCTGCTTGATAGTCAGTTGGGTTCACCAATCCAAGATTAGCGCTATGCTCATTCATTCCGTTCATCCAACGCTCAAATGCGTTGCGAATGCTCATTACAGAATCATTAAGTACGGTGATTGACCAGTTGTCGAACGTGCGATCTCCGGCAATCTTCAACTGACGCCCCCGAAAGGGAATGTCAATTTGAGCAATAGTGCTGGCGGGTAACTGAGCACCCTTGACCAAGAACTGTGTCAATTCACTGTTTCCTCCAGCGTATGCCGGAAAGTTGACAGTTGCCTTGAACAGATTGGGACGAGCGCCTCCTCCAATAAGTTTTGATTTAAAATCGTCTACTCCTAGTGCCATGATAGTTTTCCTTTCTTTTAACTATTTATATTACTGTTGTCCAGCAATCTCAGAAAACTCAACACCAGTACGAGTGGCGATAAAGTTAAGTGTGATGAAGTTGATCGAGCGAGCGGGCTTGATGTAAATATCAGCCACGAAACGATTCGTGTCAATCACTTCTCCGGTATTATTTGTTTCGTCACAAACAACGAGAAAGTCCGTAACA